TAGAAAGTGGGATAATGTGGTTAAACGATGCAGAAAATGTTTATACTGAATATCAAACTAATGATACATTTAAAGTAAGACAATGAACGGAGAAAATTTTATACTAGTTCAATTTGCGGAAGCTAAACAACCCGAATACAGAGAAAAGAAGAAAGAGGGTTACATGGAGTATGGGGAAAAGAATGATTACCCTTTATACTTGGTTGAACTATTTAACAAGTCTGCAAAGCATAACGCTATTGTAAGAAATAAAGTTCACTACATCTGCGGTAATGGTTGGACTGGTAACGAACAGTTTATAGAAAAGCCTAATAGGTCTGAAAATCTAAACGACCTAACTAGGAAAATTTCTATGGACTTAGAGTTATTCGGTGGGGCTTATATAGAGGTTATTTGGGGACTAGGTAAGGTTGCTGAAATGTGGCATATTGACTACACTAAGATTAGAACTAATAAAGATAATACGCAGTTTTGGTATAAAGAAAACTGGAAGGACTATAAAGAAAAACTAGAGTTTGTTTATCCTGCTTTTAATCCTAAAGTTAAAGAAGGCAAACAAATTATATACCTAAAGGAATACAGACCTAATATCGGGGTTTATTCTTTGCCAGTTTATTTCGGTGCTTTAAATTATATTGAATCGGATATAGAGGTTTCTAAGCACGTTCTAGGTAATGCTAAAACTGGGTTTAGTGCTAGTAAACTAATTACCCTTCCAGACGGCACACCTTCAAGGGAGGAGCAAAACGAAATTCATAGGAAATTTAAAAATACTTATACTGGCTCTGACGGAGTTAAGTATATGCTTTCATTCGTTAATGATGCTTCTAGGAAGCCTATTGTAGACGATTTAGGGCAGTCAGACTTAACAAAAGAAGATTTTGGTAGAGTTGACGAGTTGATTCAAACTAACATATTCTCAGGTCACCAAGTTACTACTCCTTCTATTTTCGGTATTGCAGTAGCTGGTAAGCTAGGCACTCGTACTGAAATGAGGGACGGCTACGAGATTTTTAAAAATACCTATGTTAATGGTAAGCAGCAATTTTTAGAATCATTTATGAATACCATGGCTGGTTATTTTGGCTATAGTGAAGAAATGAGGATTATCCCTGCTGAACCTATTGGTATTGAATTTTCTGAAAATACCTTGCTACAAGTTGCTCCAAAAGAATGGATTCTTGAAAAGATTGGTATTGATATGTCTAAATACCAACCAGTAAAACCAGAGTTAGCACCCGTTGAAATGGCAGATGCTTATTCTGTGTTTTTTGAGTATGGCGAAGACAAGGGAAACTTTGAGGTATGGAAACAAAAAAGTTATTTTGAAGATGTTGAATTATTCGCAGATGTAACACAGTTACAATCGGATGTTTTAGACTTGATAAGCAAAGACAAAAGAATAACCCCAGAAATCATTGCAGACACTTTAAGAGAAGATGTAGGGGTAATTAAGAGAATCATTACCGCACTAGAAAAAAGGGGATTTATTAAGTCTACAGAGACTACAATAGGCAAGGGTATTGATTCAAACATTCAAATAGAAAGGCAACTAACAGAACCTTTAAGAGACATTGTAGAAAAAATCAAACCTAAAACTACTGAGTTTCTTATAAGATATTCTTATGAGTGGAAACAAGGGTTTAATAATTCGGATAAATCTAGTTCTAGGGAATTTTGCAAATATCTTTTAGATGCTAATAAAATGTATTCTAGGTCAGAGATTGAGCAAATGTCTGCAAGGTTAGGTTATTCGGTTTGGGATAGAAGGGGCGGCTGGTGGACTAAGCCTAACGGAGACCATTCTCCTAGTTGTAGGCATCAATGGGTTTCAAATGTTGTGACTAGAAAATAAAAAGAAATGAGTGCTAATATTTTATTTATATCAGTAGAGACAATAAAGGACAGAAGCGGTCTTCATAATAACGTAGACGAGAAACTTATTTTGCCTGAGATTAAGACTTGTCAAGATATGTATATACTCCCTGCGTTGGGGACTAGCCTTTACGAAAGGTTACAAGATGGGGTAGATTGTGGGAATTTAAACTGTGACGAAAAGTCACTACTTGACGATTATGTAGTAGACTGTTTGATTAACTATGTTCTAAGCGAATTGCCTCAAGGGTTAAGCTATCAGTTCTATAATAAAGGCTTAGTTAGGAAGTCTTCAGATAACACCGAACTACCTAGTATGCAGGATATGATTGACATAGCTAACCGATACAAGGCTAGGGCTGAATTTTACAAACAAAGACTAATTAAATACTTAAAGCAAAACAATACTTTATATCCTGAATACTTGAACTACGGAGCAGGTTATGACGCTATTAAGCCAGAGAATGACGGATATACCGCATCTATCTGGTTGAATGACCCATACTGTTGCAAAGGAGAAAAGATATTTAGGGAGTTATATCAAGGAGATAACCCACCATGTTGTTATGAGTAAAAAAGCAAACTTAAAGAACCAAGAAAAACTAAAAACATATCTAGCTAAACATGACCTTAAATCAAATAATTGCCCAAATAAGCAGCTACGGAACGAGCCACCCCCAAATAAACACAGTATTCTTCGGGGACTTCGCAGACAAGCTTGACGATGCGGATGTGGTTTATCCTGCTATGTTTTATGACTTAGAGAATGGGAACTTTTTAGCTAAGCAATTATCTTTTAGTTTCAGCATTTATTTATTAGATAGACACTTAGTAGAAACAGACGCACAAGAAGTTTTAAGTGATATGAGTTTAGTTGCAGAGGATATTGTAGCAAGGCTTAGAACTCCGTCTAATGAGTGGATAACAAGTGACAATATAAACGTACAATTTTTTAGAGAAGCAGAACCCGATTACTTAGCAGGGGTTAGGCTTGATGTAAGCATTACACTGCCGAGTATAAACAATAGATGCCAAATACCATGACAAGCGACTTCAAACCTGCCGAATTAGATATAGAAATTGTTAAAGGTGACTACTGGGTGCAGACCTTTGCATTATCGGTAGACGATACACCTATTAACCTATCTAATGAAGATGTCCATATAGAGATAACTCAAGGCTGCTCTACTACTGTTTTGTGGGAGGCTACTGAGGGAGACGGAATTACAATAGGTGGAGTTAGTAATAACCAAATAAATTTAAGTAAGTTGGTTAACCTTGCAGAAGGAAATTATGAGTACACTTTAAAGGTAACTTACACAACGGGGGTTGTTAAGACATATTTATGGGGTGAATTTAAAGTTTATTTAGATAAACCATGACGGAAATAACAGTAAACGAGCAAAGCGTAGAGGTTGCGGTTACAGACCAACAGATAGATATTAACGTCAATACTAGCCAGATTGATATTAATAGCACAGAGCAGGTAGTAACTGTACAAGCTAATACTGGTTTAATTATAACACAAGATGTTGTTAACCTAGTTACTTTAGTTAGGAATAGAACTGGGGCAACAATAGGAGCAGGAAAAGTTGTTTATATAAATGGAGCGACTGGTAATAGACCGACTATAGCTTTGGCAAGTGCATTAACAGAATCTACCTCTAGTAAGACTTTTGGAATAACAAAAACGGCTATAGCAAATAACTCTACTGGTTTTGTTGTTACTGTTGGTGAATTACAAAATATAGACACTCAATCTTTAACTGAGGGGAATCTTTTATGGCTAGGTAATACGGCAGGTAGTATAGTAACTACTCCACCAGCAGAGCCTAGTCATTCAGTATTTTTAGGATATTGTGTTAGATCACATCCTACTCAAGGAGTTATAGAGGTTCGTATTGCAAACGGATACGAATTAGATGAACTACATGACGTGAGTGCTTTAAACCCTAGCAATGGTGACGTGCTGCAATATGTTTCATCTACTGGACTTTGGACAAAAACATCTTCAATAAATTTCGGAACTTGGTAATATGGCAAATACATTAAGATTTAAAAGGGGTTTAGCGAGTGGGATACCTACGGCTTTAGCTGGTGAGCCACTATTCACTACCGACACCTTTGATTTATACATAGGCAACGGAACGACTAACACTCGCTTTCAGAAGTACATTGCTAGTGGGACTACATCCCAGCTATTAAGAGGTGATGGCTCTTTGTTAACTATGCCGATAGTCTTAACAAGCCCTTCAAATGGTCAAGTGTTGAAGTTCAACGGCACATCTTGGGTTAACGATAGTGATGCTGGGATAACTGGTAGTGGGTCAAGTGGGCAAGTCGCATACTTCACTGGTGCGACTACACAAGCTGGGAGTAATAATTTGTTTTGGGATAATACGAATGCGAGGTTGGGGATTGGGACAGTATCTCCATTTACAAGATTAGATTCATTATCAACAAGAACAACAACACTGAATAGTATTGCTTCATTTAATACTATGCCTTTATCGGTTACTGATGATACTGCTCTTGCAGCTGGTGTTGGTGGTGGTATAAATTTTAGAGCAAGATTAACTTCAACAAGTTTTTCAACATACGCTGCAATATGGAGTTTTAGAGATGTATCAACAAACTCAGACTACAAAGGGTCGTTAATATTTGGCACTGCTAATAATACTAATGGTTATCCAGAGGAGGCAATGAGAATATTCTCTACTCGTAATGTCGGTATCAATACTGGTGCGACTGATTCAGGGCAGAGGTTGCAAGTAACTGGGACATCTTACTTTAGTGATAGTGTGGGGATTGGGATTACTGCTGGAATTTCTATTGCATCTTTGAGATTGGGTAGGAATATAACTGGTGGTGCTACTGCTTTTGGGGTACTTATTGGAGGAGCAATACAATCAGATGTTACTACTGCGGTATATTCTGGTACTACCGCAACAACTGCTGCATCAACTTTTACAT